TCTAGCTGGGCTAATACATCACTTTCAGATATTGCTGCTGCTCTTACCCAATCGGTAGCCGCAGACGGTCAAACCCCAATGACGGGTGCTTTAAACATGACCAATAATTTGATTGAGAATGTGGCAGACGCTACTGCAAGTGGTGATGCCGTTTCCCTTAACTTTTTGCAAACGGGTACTTATACCGTAAATTGCGGAACTTTCTAAGGTGGAAGTTATGGCTTTTGAGATTGACCCAGTTAAATATGGGGTACTTTGGCAAAAAGTAGAAGATTACGAGCGTAAGTTCGATTCTATGGAAAAGAAAATTGATGCTATGGACAACGATGTTAAAAAACTTGTTGCTATGGCTGAACGGTCAAAAGGCAGTCTTTGGGCGTTAATGGGCGTTGCTTCCGTTGTTGGCGGTTTTATTTCAATTCTTACTGATTTTTTCTTTTTAAAGAAATAATTGCAAACGCAGTTTTATGCCTGAAAAGTTAAATGCAGACGATACGCTGACTAAAATATTAGCGTATGTAGACTCACCGTTTAAGCTGTTCGCCATTGTTTTAATGGCTGTTTTTGCATTTACGGGCTACATTATTTATGACCATCGAGAACTAATTGTTGGTACGTACAAGGAAAGCCAAAAGCTACCTAGTATTAACAAAGACAGGGTGGATGAAGTAGCAGTTCATTTGTTTAAAACGACTGATGCAACTGTAGTAACGATATTTAAAGTTAATCCCTTGCTTGCCACTCGAATACAGTACCGTGCTTATACAACGAATGGTCGGGATAAAACAAACGATGGTTTAGATGTAGGGTTGTTTACAAGTAATCAAGCAAATAACCAAGATGTAGTAGCTTTAATGGCTGGCAATATACCTTGTGGTGAATATAAAACGGCCCAGTCAGAAATTGGCTTGTGGTATTTAGAAAAAGGGATGCGGTACGGTTGCAGAATTAGTGTGCCGCCTGACCCCAGTAAGTTTGTAGGGCAGATTACGGTTGGCTGGGAAAAACAACCAGCCGATTTAGAGCAAACAAAAGCAATGCTTTTTATTGCGGCAACTATGTTATCAAGGAAAAAATAATGCTAGGACTAGAAACCATTGTTGGCGTAGGAATGAAGCTGATTGACAAATTGATTCCTGACCCAGCCGCTAAAGCACAAGCCCAGTTAGAACTAGCCAAACTTGCCCAAGAAGGCAAACTAGCCGAAATACAGGCTGATACCGCAGAATCCCAAGAAGTGACCAAACGGGCGCAAGCGGATATGGCTAGTGATAGCTGGCTTTCCAAAAACATTCGCCCCATGACTTTAATTTTTATTCTTGGCGGTTATTTTGTATTTGCCATGATGTCTGCTTTTGGCAATAACGCTAATGAAAAGTATGTAGAACTATTAGGCCAATGGGGGATGCTAGTCATGTCATTCTATTTTGGCGGCAGAACTCTTGAAAAAATCATGGACATGAAAGCCAAAAAAGATGCTTGAAGCGCAGTTATTAGCTTTAGGCATTGAAGGCAAGTGGTTTGAGCCATTGCAAGAAACCTTTGAAAAGTACCAAATAAACACCGCTAAACGGCAAGCCTGTTTTATTGGTCAATGTATGCACGAATCAGGCGGTTTTAAGTTCTTGCGTGAAAACCTAAACTACTCGGCTAAAGCGTTAATGAACACTTGGCCCAGCCGCTTTCCTGACGCTGATACGGCAGAAAAGTATGCCCGTCAGCCTGAAATGATTGCCAATAAAGTGTACTCAGGCAGGATGGGTAACACCGAAGATGGTGACGGTGCTAAATACATAGGTCGTGGATTGATCCAATTGACTGGCAAAGACAACTATATGGCGTTTGGAGAAGCGATTGGTGAGGACTTGGTAGCTAACCCCCAGCTTGTAGAAGAACCCCGCTATGCGGCTCTTTCTGCTGGTTGGTTTTGGAATAAGCGTGGGTTAAATGCCCTAGCAGACGCTATGGATATTACAACCTTAACAATACGGATCAATGGCGGCAAGATTGGGATTGATGACCGTATCGCTAAGATCAATAAAGCCTTAGATATACTGGCTTAATCGGCAGTTAATTCTTTTAACTCAAACAAGCAATCCCGTTCAGGAAACACCGCAATATAAAGCCTAGCAAGGTAAGGCGATACATTGTTACTTATCTTAAATGGCTTGGGGTTCATTGGGCTTTTGTTTTGCGCTTCAGAAATAGCCGATTCATGCCGTAAATAGGCGCATAAATCCCTTGCTGAATGGTGTCTGCGGCCTGACCCCCATACCCGATTTGCTTCATGGAAAAAGGCCACAATAATGTGCCAATTTTTAGGCATCCACTCGTCAAAACCAAGCCTGTAGTTATCAGGCTGGCTATTAACAATATCAATTAAGCGTTGTTTTTTATCTTCTGCAAGCATATCAATCCAATGTGCAGATGATAGATACAAAAACCGTTGCGACCAGCGTACAGCAATAAATTAGGTCGGCAATGCGCTGTCGTTTAGCCTGTTTATTGTCACCAATAAGCCAACCCTGAATAGCAAGCATATCGTCATCTTGCTCAACATAGTATGGCTTTTGGTAATACTTGCCGATCTGAACCTTGCCCGTGTTATATGGTGTATTCATTAGTAGCTGTAAATCTTAAAGCGTGGATGACAAGTTATTTCTACAGGTACATCAGAAGTAACACCATTAATCTTGCGTTTGGCTGAGATCACAACTGGGCGTGTACCAGCAGATTCACATTCATTAATGCCTAGAATAACTTGCTGACGGGTCATATGGTAAGCCTGTTTATCGGTTTCTAGGCCCACATTAGGCGGTGTAAACGATGTGCAAGCGGCAAAAAACAATGGGGTTAATAACAGTAATTTTTTCATTTTTAACTTTCAGGTGTGTATTCGGATTGAACTTGGTCGTTGAACTTGGCCCAGCCTAGGCTATGGATCATTTCAAGAACGCTGGTTTCGGTGTCGGCTATGCAAACATCTTCAATGTCTACACCACCTACATAACCTACATCGGGCTCATCTTTATCAATGCTGCCGTACACATCAAGGTAGGTGTCACCTATGTATAGGGACATTACATAATTTCTATTTTTCATATCTATCCTTTTCTATATCACTCCCCAATGGAGTAGCACCAGTTTATTAAGTTATCTTAACTATTGCAACATATTAATCTAAGAAAAAATTTAATATGTGTAAAAAAGCAACAGGGCAGTATTTGGCAGTTGCTATCAATGGGCAGGAAAGCCGCAAAATTACCCAATTACTGCATCCTACTGTGGCGGCTTAACGCCCTAATGAGGTGGGCGGCAGTCCCGTGAAGGAGCATAGATTTTGTCTACCCCACCGCCCATACCTTATTATATTCCGTTCTTGATCTGATAAACCCGTAACAGGTGTTCAAAGCACTCCCAGCCCTTTTGTAGCCGATCCTGCTCAATTTCTATTACCTTTACCTGATTGGTCGTGCCGTTAACAAACACAATAGCGCATCTAGCAGTTGGAACGCCAAGGCCCTCACGGTAAGCCGCCAGTTGCATCTCATGTTCAAAGTAAACATCAACTTTAGTAAGGTCGGTTTCTTTAGTCTTAAAGTCGACAATAAAGCCACCACCCTCACCGTTGACTGGTTTAGCCATTAGGTCGCATTTGCCACCAAACCCTAATGGATGCCCAAACGACTTCTCAGGCAGCCATAGCTGGTTTCCAAACGCATCCAGCAAGGCTTTGCTAACCGCATCTAAGTACGGTGGCTTTTCAGGCATATAAACCTGATCGAAATAGGCTTCAATAACCGCATGGATAGCCGTACCCCGTTCCGCAGCTTCACGGCCTGTAGCCTTACTATCTTGCATTACCCTAGCCAACCAGTCAGCTTCAGGTTCATCAGGCTGTCTAGGCAGGGTTAAAGCAGCTAATAAGACTTGCTGCTGCTTCCATGTATCAAGCCCTGCTTTCGATAACATTCCGTTAATTGTTGTAACACTTGGCAGAAGTCCGAGTTTCCGTGCGTCACGAAGCGTGGTCGCTCTTTCCCCAGTCTTGCCGATGGTTGTATAGGCTGGAGTGCCGTCTTTACTGTACCAATGGCCATTTTCCTGTACCTTTTCTTTAATTAACATATTGTCCTCAGAACGGAATATCGTTCAGGTTGTCATCTTCAATCTTTGGTGCAGCAGCTTCACGCTGTTTCTGACCACGCCATTCAGACGATTCGGTAATCTTTTCTTTGTAATACTTAGGCAGCGCATCGTATTTAGACTGGTCAAATTCAGCCAACCAAAAATGGTTTGTAGGGTTAATGCCCTCAGGCTGGGCGTTACGCAATGCGCTAGGTACTGGGCTAATGCCGCTAATGTTGGCGTACTTGCCATCTTCACTATGCGTAATGTTGACCATGCAGAACTTACCTAACAAGTTTTTTAGGTCAAAGTTCTTGCGATCTTCCGCAGTCATCTTTTTGTTTGACCAGCTTTCAAGGTCTTGACGCAACCGTGCCTGATCGCCAAGGCTTACCGTATAGCGTTTAGATACGATTAACGGCTTACCATCATCGGTTTTGAGTGGCAACCCTGCATCATCGTCACCGTGCAATTCCCAAGTAAACACGACCTTGTGCATTATTTTAGTTTCGCCAGCCCATTCGGTAGCTTGATGACCTAGATCAATAATGGAGTAAAGCCGTGCCATATGCAAACCAGCAGGGGCAATCTTAAAGTCTTTTTGGGTGTCAGTAATAATCATTTTATTTCCTCTTTTCTAGTTTGCATCATTGCATCGGCAACCACATAAGCGTAATCGCCAATCCATGAATCTACGTGTTCAATTTCTGAACTTTTATCATCACATCTAGTAATAATTGCTTGCATTGCTTTAGCCGCAAAATAATCCCGCAAATCCATACCGTTGTTTTCGTCATATTTGCTATTTATTGGAAATGCTTTCATTTTGCACTCCCAAAAATTTGACCAAAATCGTTCACAATGTCACGAATGACGGGGTTTACATGGTTGTTGCGTTTAGGTGCGACATATCCGCAGCAATGGCGTAATAGGTCTATTTGACGCTCGGTAAGAAATGTACCTTCTTCCAAGTCTTTAAATACTTCATCAAGCTCAAACTGCATCTGTACTTGATCTGCTAACTGCTGGTCATAATCACTCATATTTACCTTTCTATTTCACCCTAATTAGGGCAGTTATCACCCTAAGTAGGGTAAGACCATATTAAGGTAACTTAAATTAACAGTCAAGCGTTTATTTGCAAAAGTGTTGTAAATAAGTTAAGATACCTTATGAACGCAACTGCAATAATTAAACTTTTAGGTGGCCCAACCCGTATATCTAAGATGGTCGGGGTATCTGTACCAGCCGTGTCTATGTGGCAAAACGGTGAGATACCAATGGATAAGCTGGTGATCTTGGCTGCAACATTAGAAAAAGAATCGCACGGGCTAATTACTCGTAAAACCTTATTTCCACATAACCATAAATTAATTTGGCCTGAGTTGGAATAATTTGGTATACTGGTGCTGTCGAGATTGGCATCTCAGACAATGACCAGTAAGTACAACCCCAGTAATTTTAGGCGGGGTATGTGTAGTTATAGACAGATAGCGAGAAATCTTGCTGGTCAATTTGTCTGTAGTTGCCCATGCCAAGGGACATACCCCACCTAAGACTATTGGGGTTTTTCTTTGCATAAATCTTGACTGCACAAAAAGCGAGTGTAGATAAGAAAGCTAGATGGGGTAGAGGTCTGTTGGAGAATGAACAGAAGCGAGGGTCGACACCTGCGATACCCCCAAGTAATCGGTACAAGCCGACTTGGACAGCCTTGCAACGGCATACATCACTTGTTTAAAAACCACGATGGTGGTTGGTCGTTCTATGGAGAAATGATGCTTAAAAAACAAGCTGGCAAATGGGTTTGGGTAGATGAACCACTACCGCCCGAAATAGCGAAAGCGGTAAATGACCACCTAGCCTTTCTGCAAGCTAGACCTGTTGAAATGACTGAGGTGTTTGGACTTGCCTACAATGTTGGCTTAAACTGCAAATATTGGGAAAAAACAACACTTATAAAATAAATGTTGCTATAGTTAAGTTATCTTAATAAACTGGTGTTACTCAATAACGAGTGGAACAGAAAAGGAATAGAAAATGAAAGATTTATTAGGTGCTTGCATACTCGGTGCAACTCTTGGCGCAATGATCGCCTTTTCAATATGATTGAAACCATAATGATTGTCTTTGCCATCGGGGTATTTGCTATATTTGCCACCCTGATGGTATTTGCAGCCATACTTTATTTTTGGGTAAACCATGACTGAAAATCAAATCATTGCCGAAAAAGACGGTTCATTAACCG